CCATTAGCCAACCCCAAAAACTCTACGGGATAAAGCGGGTAATGTCCGCCGGGTAACGCAGTTACCGATTTAAGTACATTCCAGGCGCGGGACGAGTGTTTTTGTGAAATTGCCATAGGATAAAGCACTTGAGCCGCCGAATCATTGCTATATCTGCTGTAACTTGAGCCACTGAAATCGCGCCAACTTTGGTCAGGTGTAAATAGCCAGCAGTTGCCGCTACGCGGATCTACAATAGAGGAGTTGTAAGACTCAGTATTCGAGTAGCGTAATAAAATCAGGCTATGATTATAGTCAATCGGTGTCTTTATTGGCGCCGTGCCGGCAATACAAAGCGGGTACGGGTATTCCGTCGGTGGTACGGTCGGCAGGATAAAGCCACAATAGGCGCTTGAGCACACATTAGAGATACGCGTCACCACTTTAAAGCAACGGCCATCGGCGACCATGTAATAGTCAATCGGGCGTGCATCGGCAAACAACACCACTCCTGGCGAGATATTGATAATCCCTGCCTGGACGTTATCGCCGGTAACTAATGCGCTATTAAAAAATGTACCACCGAAAAAGTTAAGGTTGTAAATGTCTTGCGAGATACTATTGACAGTTTCACACATCACATAAATATCTTGCTCAACTCCGGTTCCGGTGGATTTCCAAACGATTTTCCGTTTTTCGACTTCCGTTGCTGTTTTTGCAACGGTTTTGTCAAACAACACCGTCCACGCCTGCCCGTTAGCAACTAACGTCGGGTCGGTGGTTAAAAACTTATTGAGTATGTCAAGCAAATCGCGTTCATTTTGCGCGGTGCCGGTTTTGTATGCCATATCGTAACTCCTTAATTTAAAGCATCTTTTACGGTTTGTTTGTTGGCTCGGAGCATAGTGATAACTGCCTTAACGCCCTCGGTGGTCTTGAGCCCCGCAGTAAATAACTCTGCACTGTCAACTGCCAAGGTTTGCTGGATGTTGACCGGTGATGCTACCACCTGCGTGCCCGTGCGGCCGTCACGCAAAGAATCACTTAATCCAGGCTCACTGTAGCTTGGCACAGGAGGGACAGATACCGGCCCGCCTTGCGAAAATGAGCGGAGTTGTCGGCGGTTGATGGCGTGCATAAAGCCAACACCATAGTGCGACACAGAGTCCGCCCGAACCACAAACTCGCCATTTGACAAACGAGCAGGGATAGAATCCGATGTGCTTGTGCCGGGGCCACGGATATAACCCCCTGTCGCGGCCGTCACTGTGCCGCTAGAAAATGCGCCAGCAATCGCACCCCACCAACCGCTTGTCGCGCTTGCCGCCTGCATGGCGAGCTGTTGCGCGGCAATATTAATCATTGCGTTTATGATGGTATTGGCGAGATTTAATACGGCCTCGCGCAGTGTCATTGTGCCTTTTGCCAAGCCCACGATTGAGCTTTGTAATCCCTCGGTTAAACCCTCTTTAAAGGTCTTTTCGAGGTCATTTCCCGCGTTTTTAAGCTCGGCAATCTTGATTTTCATACCTTCCAATGAGTTTTTGGCCGCTTCGCCCTGGGCGCCCGGCATTTGGGCGAGTTTTTCTAACACCGGGATTTGTTTTTCAAGCTCGGCGACCGTTGAGCCGTACAGGGCTTTTAATTGCTGTTGTCCCTCAAGGTGGCTAATTAACCCTACCTGCACCTGTGCCTGAATACGTTGCTCTTGCGTGCTTTGGTTTTGATACAGGCGGTTAATTTCATTTTGCACGCCGTCCACCTGTGCCTTGGCTTGCTCAAGTGGTAAGATTTTTTTAATCAGATTAATCCCGTCCACATTGGAGTGCTTGGTAAACTCAGCTAATAGCTTGTTATAACGCCCCTCAATGTCGGTAAGGTTGGCTTTCACCTCCTGCCCGGTGAGACGCAAATACTGTACGTTAAGCGCAAGATTTTTGTCTGTCGCATCGTATTTTGTTTTTGATGACCGGGCGGATTTCTTAGCTTTTTCGCCTGCTTCGATTTGAGCAGAGTAGGCCAACGCTTGATTGCGTTGTTCTTCGCTGTCCCAATTGTGGTGTTTGATGTCGTAATCGCGTTGGCCGCGGGCATTCAGCTTGGATTTTTCAGCTTGTGTGCGTAGGGCATCCAGCTTTTTCTCGTTTTCTTTTGACTGTTTGGCGGCGGCCACCTGATTTTGTAATTCAATCACATTATTGAGCCGGTCAATTAACGGTTGCAAAAATGCCCCACTGCTTCCTGCGCCTTTGGCGGCGGCAATCACACGATCTCTAAATTGCTCCATTTTTTGCGCGGCGGTTAGTGTCGCATCGGCAAACTCGCTTTTTAATTTAGTCTCCAGATTTTTGAGTTCGCCTTGCATCTCAACAAGCGCGCCCTCATTCTTTTTGATGACTTCCTCTAATAGCTTAATCGCTTCCGGCGCTGTTGGGTCGCCGAGGGCTTTGAGTTTCTCAGCAAGTTCACCACCTGCTTCAATCGCCGCGTTAAAGGCGGCAGTAAGCTGTTCTTGGTTGGTGTTGGCTAAGATGTCCGTACTACCTTGTAACTCACGGATATGAGCTTCAAGTTCTTGGATTCGTTTATTTGCTTCTTCGAGCTTTTCTAAGTTCAAAAAGCCGCCAACACTGTCGGTCAGCATTTGCTCTTGTAACTGATTGCGGGCTTGGATTAGTTCTTCAAGTTTTGCCTTTGCTTCGTCCAGGGTTTTATTGTTTGTGTCAACCTGCGTCAAACGCTCACTAAATCCGCCCATTTCGCCGAGTTTTGTGCGGGCATCAATTAGCGCATTTGTTTTGTCGATGTTGGATTGGACGGTGTTTGTGGTTTGTTGATACTGGGCTTCAAGCTCTTCTTCTTTGCTTTGCAAATACTGATACGCGGCATAGAGACCAACAGCCGCCGTCAGTGCGACGCCGACCCAACCGCCCGCAAATCCAAGCAAGCTAGATCCAATACTAGATGCGGCGGCACGCGCTTTTGCCACCCCTAAGGCGCCGTAAGCCTGTGTTAATCGCGCCACAGATGTACTTTCGCCGTCCACTGCCCGCATAGCTACAATGGTAGCTTGGGCGGTACGCACTTGCGCACTCGCATTAGCGTTAACCGCGACAGTGTTAGCATTAACAGCAAACGTACTTGCTGCAAGTGCGGCCGCTTTTTTGGCTAAAGGTGCAATCAAATGCACCGTGTATGCGGCGCCTGCGGTAATCAATGCTCCGGCAAGTAAATCCAAGTTATTTGCAACAAGAGAGATTGCTCCGGCGACAAGACTGGATGCGGATATAGTTTTATCCGTGTTACCCACAAACCCGAGCCAACTGTTAGAGAGTTGATTCATGGCGCGCCCAATAGTTAGCGGCATTTGCTCATATTGACGCTGGATTTCTTCGGTGGCTTCTTTGGTCGCTCCAAGGATTAATTGTGGTGTTAGCTCGCCGTCCTCGGCCATTTTTCGCAATTCTGCGCGGGTTTTACCAAGTGACTTTTGCAACACTTCGAGCAGGATAGGCATTTGTTCTGCGACGGAGTTAAATTCGTCTCCGCGTAACGCACCGGAGGCTAAACCCTGCGCTAACTGGATAATGGCGGCTTTTGCTTCCTCTGCGCCTGCGCCCGAGATTGCCGTCATTTGTTGGATAGTACGGGTAAATTGCAATAATTCGGCACTATTAGCCTGATTGCCCATTGCTCTATAGAGTCGCGTGTAGAGTTCTGCCGTTGCACCAAACGCCGAGCCAGTCTCGTTAGCAATCTGCATGAGCTCGCTAAATGTGCCCTTGGCTTGCGCATTAGATTTTGAGATCAGATTAATGCGTGACTCGTAACTCTTGTACTCGTCAACGGTTTGGGAGAGGTTAGTAATGGCAAGATTACCCAACGTAAACCCAATAGCTTGAGTTTTTAGACGGGCTAATTGCGTACTGATAGATTCCAACCCTGCGCGGGTTTTGCTTAGTTTGACGGTGGTTTGGTCGGCTTTTTTACCGAGATCATCAATACCTACGGCACCAACTTTAGCAGACTTACCCAGGCCTTCCGCCGCTTTTTTATTGCGTTGCAATTCGTTTTCAAACGCCTTAAAATTCGACAAAGCATTCTCAAGGTCGGCTTTGATTTTGAGTGCGAGAGTTAAATTATCTGCCATGAGGTAACCTTAAATGAATAAAAATATAAATATCAGTTGGCTTGGTTGGGTGATTGTGTTGCTGCCGTATGAAATCGGTGTATTGTTTATGTTGTTCGGGTCAGCCAATTTCGCACAAGTGCTATTTTTCGGCACTGCGTTTTATGCGCTTATTTTTGTTGTCGCCGCATTCTTTCGCGCGCCACTTGCCGCCTTGCTCGGCATTGTCATCGGTTCAAAACTCTAAAAAAATCGACCGCACTTTTAAGGTGCGGTCAACTCGTCTATATAGCCTTGCACCTCTTTCCCGCCATTAACCCCAAACGACACATCTATCGTTCTGTCAGCGCGTTCTTTTCGCTTGCGGATTAGGGCTTTTTCGTAAAACAGCAATAGTTGCCGGGCGGTATAGTCACCAAGCTCCGCAAAGTGGTGACCGTTGGCGACTAACAGCTCTATGATTTCACCCCATCCAACATCTTGAGATTTTGTGTTGCCATTCGCTCCATTATTGGTGCAATGGCTTTGCGGGTAAAAAAATCACTGTTTACACACCACCACGCCATGAGTAAGTCTTCGCCTTCGCGCGCATTGAGGTTGGCAATATAATCAGTCGGCTTGTTGATAGATAATGCAACAAGCTCAATCACGTCTTGATAATTGTCACTGAGACAAGCCATCAAGGCATCAAGGTTAAAATCTTCTTGGCTATTGCCAAGCGTAGTGCGCAGTGACGCAATAAACGGCACAAATTTGGCGTTGTGCTGTAATTGTTGTTTTAGCGTGTATTCTTTGATTTCAATTTTTTCTTCACCGATAGTGAGTTCAGCGGTCGGAAAGAGGATTTGGAGTTCTTTTTTTTCGGTTTGGTCGGACATAATTGCGCCTTAATTTATTTTTAGGAGAGTTCCCCGGGCATTACCCCGGGGGAATGGTTTATTTGCGGATTTTAATCACGCGACCAAAACGACCTAGTGCAGCATCACCCACTTTGGTGGTGTCGGCGAGCACAGTGGCTTTAGTTGTTAGCGCGTCTAACGAGTTGTCATTGTTAATCAATGACAGCGCATCGGTCGGACTAAAGTTAACTTTGTAAAGCTCAACCACGGTCCATTCGTTAAGCTCGGCTAAGTTCAGACCTTCAAATCGCAAGAACAAATCTTTCGAATTTTCCGTCAGCATTGCGACGCTTTCACTTGCACCATGCTTATACGCCACAGTGTCGGTGTTGTTCGGGATGTCCTTTAAAAACTCCACGGCCCCGAAAATAGCGTCCACTTTATAATCTGTGTTTTCGACCAGGCTTCCGATTTTTACCTCACTCACATCAGGGTTGGCTAACGCAATACGATCTCCGGTTTTAATTACGGTAGGCAATTTTTCACCGGTAACACTTGCTGCTTCTTTTTTGGCCGCAGTACCAAGCAGGGTCAACGAAAGGTTTTCAATGCTCAATTCATGAAATTTGGCAGATACTTCACCTGATTTTCCAGTAGGAATTTTACGCACCTTTTGACGGGTTCCTGAATAAGATTCGGTATGTTCAAAACTGTCCACGCTCAATGAGATAGATAGTTCAGACACATCACCCACCCAGCGTTGCGCGCCGATATTGCCCGTCGCGTCACGCACGGCAAGATAGAGTTTTCCCTGGCCGTAAGAATACGTTTCAACATGTGCCATTATTGTTCTCCTTGATTTTGATTTTCGGTTTCCCCGTCGGCAGACGGCGGATTTTCGGCGTTGTCGCCTGGCTGTTGTTCGGATTGAGCGGACTGTTCTGAGGCCACTTGCTCAGTCGGCTTATCAGATTCATCCGATTTTTTCACCGCACTTTTAACGCTCACGCCGATTTGATGACGGATGAGATACGCCGCGTCAGCGTCTGTTACCTCAATAACATCACCTGCGGCATAGCTAATACCGGCGTGGACATGCGGTTGGTTTAATTTAATTTGCTTCATCGGTTTCTCCCCATAATAATTTTGGTTTGGTAGGTCTCCATCCAAACGAGATAAGAGTTGGTGTAATCCACAATGTCACCACGGACAAAAAAGGTTTCTTTCGCACCCGGCACCGGTGGGCGCCAACCCATTAACTGCTCGCGGATTTTGCCGATAACCGGATTACTTACGCTCAAATGCGGCGTTTCGACGTTGTACTGATACGACTGCACAATCACGATGACCGAAAAACTGACGGTTACCATTTGACGTATCGCCACATCATTGAGCGTTCCCACCTCACCGTTTGGCACAACAAACACCGCAGGCGTTGCCAAGCCCGCCAAACTCACATCACTGATAGAGCGATATTCGGCGGTAGATCCCAACATGTGGATGTAGTCCGGCTGTAGGGGTTTGAGCTGCTCAATTACATGCTTAATGTCAAACGGTCCGTATTGCATTAGTAATCCTTCAAGGTTTCAGCAGTAAACACTCGGTCGCTGGCTTTTTTGCTAAATTTCGGCAGTCCGCTGATGGGCGTAAGCTCATCTTCCAGACCAAGCGAAAACTTACCTTCCGCAACCAACTGCAACAATTTGAGCGTGTCGCGGTAGTCGCGCACAATCGGGTTATCCGCTTCTTTTGCCGGCAAATGCTGATGCAGGTAATAACGGACCAGACTGCGCGCCCAGGTGGTTAAAATGCGTGGCGTTTGCTTAAACGGCAACTTATAGCCGCGTTGACGCAAATAGCCGTCGATTAACGCACTCGAATCCTCAATCACCTCTTCGATACGTTTAATCGCTTGATTCACCCGCTCAACATCAGCGGGTGAAAAGTTAGCGATGTCTTCACCGTCCAAAATTTTGCCCCAGATTCGCCAGTCAGCAGGCGGTTGCCCAACCTGCGCTGTGACTTGAGAGAGCTCCATAATGCCCGGCTTTTCGTAGAGTTGTTGCAGTGTGATATACATGCGGCGACCTTAGATAACATCTTCCAAGAAGAAGCCTAAATCACGCGCGGTGATAAGCTCTCGAACGGATTCGCCGACGCGGATGCGGTAACCGCCGCGCATACCCATGTCTTCATCGAAGATTTGGCGTGTTTCGCGGTCGCCGACTTGCGCG